GGGCATCAAGCCCACAACACTATTGAGTTTTCTCTCTCAATAGCGCTCCACCAGCTCCGAATCACACGGAACTGACCCAACGCCTCCTGATAAGGGAGGAATTGGGCCTACCGGAACGGTGTAAGTGTTCTCGATCCACTGGATCACTCCAGTCAAACCGAAGACACTTGAGCAACGCTGGAATCCCTGTTAGTTTACTAACGGGAGACCTGCTAACCACGGTAAATGCCTTGATAAGAGGCACGTGGAGATGGACATCCCACTTACTCACTGACGTATCAACGCCAGTGAATGAATGGAGTCCTAATGCTCCTGATTCCCACGGAACGGTCGGTAGCTCACCGAACACTCCGCGTAGTACTTCCGCAGCGAAAGCTGCTGACTTCCAATAGCCTCCGCGATGGAGACTATTAGATAGGGAGAACCACGCTTGGGTTTCAGCCACGTCCGCCCTCGTTTGCGGTGCTACGGTGGTAACACGAATGGGTGTTACCCATTCACCATCGTAGTAGTCGCCACCACAAGACTCTCGGAACTTACCGTTCCAAAAGGACTTGCGATGGTTGACGGTTAGAGCAAAACGCTCTAATTCCCGACAAACAAAGGGAGCGTGTTCCGTGGGAACGACGATATCATCGCCGTACACACGGACCGAGCCACGGAAGAATTGAATATCCTTCCGGGTCAACACGGAGTTGAGACTGCGTTGTATTCCTAAGAATGCGATGACTGTAAATATCATCGCCTCCACAGGGAAACAAGTTGCAGACCCCATGGACGCAAACTTACTTAACAAGACCAACCTTCCATCAGGAAGGATGGCTTGGCGAGACCGAGTTGCATCGAGCGCCAATCCCAACCAGGGATAACGCCGGCACAACCCTTCTTGTACAAGTAAGTTCAAAACCCGATCGCTAGCATCAGAAAGATCGATGGTAGCGTACGCTCCCGAAAGGGAACCATCACGAGCCAGGAGGCGATTAACTTCTTGGCTGGTGAAACCGACAAAGCTTAAGTCAGAATCACCCGACTCAAGCGATGTCACTAGAGCATGGAGCACACCCTGTTGCATATATTGCATATGGGTTGGCTCCTGAGCTATTACTCTAGGGGTTTTGAGCGTCTTCGGAACAAGAGTCACCTTAACAGGTGGCTCCTCTTCCGGGAGTAGGAATTGCGGCAGAGCTTCATTCCAAAAACGATGACTCGGAATACCGAAGTCAACGAACGGAAAAATAAGCTCTAGGCGTTCTGTCCAATAAGGGAGGTGCCATTTCTGGTTCCCTCTAAGCTTATCGGACACATTGCCCGGACCGTGCTTTGGGAAAAGATCCCCCTCGAAGACCTTACGGTCGACATCGGCGAGTTCATCGCCGAAGACGAGGATTGCCATCCGAGAAAACTCGAGGAGATCATCCTCGGTCCATTCGGAGAGCAAAAGACGGTCACGCAATTCACACTCAACATCGAGGTACTTCTGAACAGCAGCCTTCTCCCTTTCGGGAGTACAGGGGAGTTCAACTTTCTTCAACAGACAAGTTATCTGTCGAACAGAGCGAACAGCCTCCGTATTGGGCCGTTGTAGAAGCACCCCGGTGTGTTGATCGAAGATTAGACGAAGGAAACCTGAGAGGAATCTTGGGAGACCCCCTCTCCTGGCAAAGCCAGGAAATAGGTCGGAGTCTACGAATTCCTGTGAGAGAGCTCTATCAAAGTCTCCGCAGAAATTCGGAAGGGTTATCGTAAAGAAAGATAACCCTTCATCTTCGAATCTGGACAGGGCGTTTTTAACGTCCTGTTCGGTACACACGCCGAGGATTGAGCCACACTCACGTGTGATCTCTATCCATAGTCCTGTCAGGCTTTTCATGCTCACTCCTTTAATTAAGGGGCTGGGCATCCTCGAGACACTAACAGGTCCTTGATCACCGCCTGGTCCCCACTAAGGTTCCAGACGGTGACCCGCGTGATGGTTCTCAGGTAATAGACTAAGAATTAAAGTCTATTACACCAACCAAATATAGAATTTGGAAGGCGAGAGCAACCATGCACATGGTCGAAGCTATAACATAGGATGCAATAATAATCATCCAGAATAGCTTCCAAAACTGGACGTCATTGTCGCTCTGGTGTTTGGACTTTCGTTCAATCACGGGAGATACAAGAGCGTCCAGCCCAACGGGAGGAAGAACGTGAGGCAGATAAGTGCGATCAAGCTCCTCAGAAGGAGGTACTTGATCAGGACTCACCGCCCATGATCTTCCCCTTAAACGTGGCATTGACCAGCAAAGCCGTCAGAGCGTCATACACGAGAGTAGCATCCGCGTCCGAGTATCCCTGATCAAAGGGACGACTCACGACGGCGTGCACACTCATCGAGTACGGACGATTCTGAGACGGAAAAAGCGGGTCAGTAGTGACCTTCTTATGCGTGAGCTTGACAAGGGAGTTCTCACGGCCGTTTCGCACAACGTGCGAAACTTCCAGTGAGAGCGCCCCGTCAGACGACGTATAAGTAGATGCACGGCCCTCCGCCTTAATGCGCGGAAGGTTAGTAGCCACAGCGTTGTAAGTGACCACTGTCGGATCAGAGAGTGCCATAGGACCTTGTTCTATGTTTGTGCCTCTTGAGAAGAGACTGATGGGACATCTCGAATTATTTCGAGATGCCTAGAGCGGCCAAGATCGCCAATTGGCGTGGAGTTAAATCCACGCCGGTGAACTTGACGCCGAAAGGGGAACAACGAATCCGCTGCTTAATCGTCTTAGTGACGACAGCGGTAATCGTGTACGGCACGAGAGTGTCGTTCTCGCGTAGGGAACCATTCCAGACATAGGTCTTCTCGACCTTAGACTGGCACATGATATACCCATACACTTGAGCGGCACCCTCGGAGGACTGTAAAAACAAATGGCGGAGTGAATTACCGCTATTTGAGAAATAGTCCACAAGCCAAGAGAACGGAAGAAGCTCCCAGATGTCTGACAAATGAGGTACCACATGGTACAACCTTTGCCATTCATAGATGTTCTTGTTCCAGGATGATAAGTCCTTAGGAACGTGATACATGAACGCACCAGCGTACCAAATCTCACGATTTATACGCGTTGTAACGGTGCAGCCGGGAGACGTACCTCCCCAGAGAAAGGCCGTGAGGCCTGGACCTGAGGCGGTAATAGGAGCGAAGGCAACATTCTTGACTTCGGTCACTTCTTCCGGGATTTCAATGGGCTTAGTCCGGCGACGGATAAGCTTATCGGAATCCTTAAAGTACTGACGTAAAATGTCACCAGACGCATTCACCACCGTGTTAAAGTGTTGAATGTCCTGGATGGTCGGGAGGAGACCGAATACTGTATTAAGGTATTCGCCTCCCGGATCCCCGTTGATCAAAGCATGGCCAGGAAGGCCAAAGAATCTTTGATCTATAATGGGTTCACCCAAAGCGGTGATGGCATTGAACGGAGTACTCGTTGGAACCACACTGAGCATGATACGTTCTCCGATTAACTGGAGTTCGTTCTTGTCCATAGCATCCGCATTATTCCAAATAGTATTATTTGGAACCTTCCCAAGATATATGGCATTCATAAGATTCCATACATCTACGTGAGGACATAAGTCCCCAACGTATGTATAAGAAGGTGCGGCAACAGAGCCTCTTCGCAAATCGAAGTATGATTTACTTTCGACACGAAGGTTTAGCTTAGTTGTTGTAAAAGGTCCACCGACGTCTAGAGTTCTAGATAGTCTATTGGACCTTTTCAAATGCCAGAGGTAAGGATTGTCGACAGACACTGTGTGTTGGAATTCACCTTCGGCTAATTTATCGCCGTAGTTATTCCACCACGTAGCGCCAGTCCATGGCAATTTGTAGGAGATCTCCCTACCGCTAAACTTGCGGTCAGTGGGTTTATTCCTACTTTTGACCACGGTCTGTAATCTGTCGAGGTACTCCCTCGTGGATTCCACCATTCTCTTCCCTTTCTAGGTGTGACGGCACTGTGTACCGGGGGCCCTTCG